TTATGGACGCATTATGGACATTCCTGACACCGGGTTAAGAGTCACAGCATCTTGTAAGAAATCCGGTGCAAAGTGTGCGTAGGTCATAGTTTGCTGAATGTTAGAATGACCCAGGATGCGCTGCAATGTGATTATGTTACCTCCATTCATTATAAAATGTGTGGCAAATGTATGCCTCAAAACATGTACTGCTTGTCCGTCAGGTAAATCGGGTTTTACTTCCCTGAGAGCGTTACGCACTTTGTAGTAACTGGCATTAAAAAGCCTGCCTGAATTTTTGGTCTTGATCCGTTTAATCAGGTCCTGCGAAACGGGAATTGTCCTGCGTTTTCCGTTTTTAGTTTTCATAAACGTAACCATCTGGTTAATGATGTGTTCAGCTTTTAAATTAGACACTTCACTCCAGCGTCCACCAGTAGAAAGGCAGACCAGAGTTGCATTTAATTCATCACCATCGAGCATGGATAACAGCCGCGTAATCTCTTCACTGGACAAAAAAGCCATTTCCGTAACAGCTTCACGTAACCGTTTAATCTCACGGAACGGGTTGTGAGAGTGGTATTCACCGGCGTCAATTAACTTGGTGAACATCCCACTCATTATTGCCAGATGTCGATTTACGCTGGCTGGTTTTAGACCATCGTTCATCATTACAACGCGATAATCAGTTATCGTTTTCTTTGTTAGCTGGTCAGCTCTGGACACTCCCATTTCTGCAAATTTGGCGATTATTGTCGTTAAACGCCCCCGTTCAATATCTCCACGCTCATGTGATTTTCCGTGATATATCCACCATCTGCCTAACAACTCTGTAAGAGTTCGGCGGTCGGCTGGTTTCTCCAACCACTCTTTGTTGTGGTAGTTAACCAGTACATGACGTTCGAATGCTTGAGCTTCACCTTTAGTTTTAAATTTCCGCCTGATACGTTTTCCATCTGCACCCTGCGGTCTGACGTCCACTTCATAACGACCATCATCGAGCTTTTTAATAGACATAAAGCCCTCCGATGACGCTGTTTACTTCTACTACTTGAAAATTAATGCAATTTTCTTTCGTACATTTACTACACACATATGCTGAATAAATCGTCAGCCAGTCTTCTGGTCTGAGTGGTGCAAGGTTGTTGAGTCTTGCCCAATGTGTGCGAGAGCCGGGGCTATTTGTCCAGCTGCTGGATCTGTTTCATCAAACATGAACCAGTCACGATACTTGCGAAAGCGTGGATGCTTAAACAGCTTCATACCTGCTTCCATAGGCATTTTTGATTTTCCTGATTCATATCCATGATATGTGTAGTAATTAATTCCAATTAATTCAGCAAGTTCCTTAGTTTTAAGGCGTTCGGATTCACGGATGAGCTTTAGTTTCTCACTTTGTTTACTTGACATAATTTTGCTAATCTCCAATTATATTGTTACTTGGCAATTTGCGATTCACTCAAAAAGGCTCTAGATGGCTCCAGTTGGTGAATCGCAAATCTTATGGAGGATAGCAAAGTGACGACAAATGTAGAAATTTCTTGTCCAACTAGCGATGAGGCAAGTTTCGAAAATGAAGCCAAACGTAAAAGCATTCAGATTTCAGAGCGCCCATCTGATTTGCTGTCGAAAGAAGGTTTTGCTCTTTACATCGGTAAGACACCACGCGCGGTGGCTGAAATGGCTAAAGCAGGAAAGCTGCCAGCCTTCTACATGACAGACCCATTAAAACCAAGAGGGAAAGCTGAATTATGGATTAATCGCCGTGAGTGGGACAAGTACGCAGCCCAACTGGTTGATGAAGCTCCGACAGAATGGCATGACTGGAAAAATCGCATTAGTTACAGCAAATCAAGACATGGCCGTGCGGCTTAAGGTGGAAAGGATGAACGAGCCTCGTTGTATTGCTCAGTTACTGCGTAACGAAAGCCCCAGGGCGATTGACTTCACCATCACCCACGGGAAGGGACGCAAGGGAATCATTATCCGCACCAAAAAACAGAGTCCGTTAAAAAAGGCTCTGACCTTTCTGAAAAGCCGGAGGGTATGGAAATGACAGTGATGACGCTCAATCTCGTTGAAAAACAGCCAGCAACTATGCGCCGGATAATTGGTAAGCATCTGGCCGTCCCTCGCTGGCAGGAGACATGTGATTATTATAATCAGATGATGGAGCGCGAACGGCTAACGGTTTGCTTTCATGCACAGTTAAAACAGCGTCACGCAACGATGCGTTTTGAAGAAATGAACGACGTCGAACGTGAACGACTGGTATGTGCAATTGATGAATTGCGTGGGGCATTCTCAAAACGCCGTCAGGTTGGCGCAAGTGAGTATGCATATATTAGTTTTTTAACCGTCAGTCAGCGTCGTACTTTATTTATGCACGCACGACTGACAGAAAAAGAATTTAACCAGCCATACTGGCGAATTAATGAAGAGTCATGTTACTGGCGTGATGCTTTATTCCGTGCATTACGTGAATTATTCAGCCTGTTTGAGTATGCACCGACAATTCTGACGTCGGTAAAACCAGAGCAATATCTGCATTAAGTAATTAACCAGAGTTTTTAACGCACTTAATTGTGCGGGGCTTCTTTTTGCCTGGAGAAAGTCATGCATACAGTTTCTGAAAATCAGTGCGGTAAATACGCATTACTGCTGCAACAGGCCAGGACCGAAGCACAGGCCGACGCTGCGACGCGTTTTTCTTCTCATCTTGACGCCATGATTCGCCACATCACAAAGGCGGAGTTATCCCGTGTGGAGATAGTCGAGCTGCTCAGTCAGGAGTCGGAAAAATTTCACAATATCGGATTGTCTCGCGGGGAGGTACTTTGATGTCCTGTTCTCATTCAGTTGTATTACTGAATAACGCCTTAAAAATCGCTGTTATGGAAAATGGCGATTTGTCTCTTATTCAACTTTGTCTTGATAAAGAAAAACGCGACATAACTGAATCTGTTATCGCGATTTATCAGAATGAATTAAACCTCCTGTCTGATGTGGTCAATTTACTTGTTAAACGCGCTGTATTCCACAAGCAAATCTCCTCAGTGGATGAACTGACAAAATTAACGACAGAACTCGTCAGTTATTGCGCTGATGTGTCCAGGAAACTTAACGATAAAAGGAGCTGGTAATGCCGGACAACGTAGATTTTATTCAGGAACAACAGGCTGAATTACTGGAGCGCCAGATTAACGCGGCAAGGGTAAAACATTGCGGTGCTTCTGCGCTGGTTTGCGAAGAGTGTGACGCGCCAATACCTGCTGCCCGTCGTGCAGCTTATCCGTCAGCCACGCGTTGTGTTTCCTGCCAGTCAGTCTTTGAAGCAAAAAACAAGCATTACCGGAGAATGGCATGAGTATTCGTATCGAAATTGGCGAACGTTATGTCGTTACCAGTGACAGCTTTCAGTTTATTCTCCACGAGAAAAAGAGAGCGGAAAGCGGTAAAAACGCCGGTCAGGAATGGCTGGCGGTGGTTGGTTATTACCCGAAATTAAGCCAGCTCGTTTCCGGCCTGATGCATCACGATATTCTGACCGGAAGCGCAAAGTCTTTTGCTGATTTAAACGCGCAGGTTGAGCAACTCAGCAAGCGTTGTTCAGAGGCGTTCTCCAGAGGAGCGTCTGAATGATTACTGATGCTCGTTGCCATACTGAAAATACCATCAATGTTATTTTTGTTTCAGGTGGAAAGGACAGCCTTGCTCAGTGGCTTGTCGCTATTGAAGAAAATGTACCCATATTGCCGGTTTTTGCTGATACGGGACATGAACATCCACAGACAATGAAATATCTGGATTATCTGGAAAAACGGCTTGGCCCAATTAAAAGAGTCAGAGCTGATTTTTCCTGCCGGATTGAATCAAAGCGCAAGTTTATCCAGACCAAATGGCCTGATTTGTTGGTTAACGATTGTGGAATGTCGGAAGAAGAAGCGCACCAGCGCATCAGTTGTGCGCTGGAAATTCTCAAACCAACGGGTATCCCGTTTCTTGATTTGTGTCTGTGGAAGGGGCGTTTCCCATCAACCAAAGCCAGATTTTGCACATTTGAACTGAAACATGAGCCCGTGCGTTCTCAGGTAATATTGCCTTTACTCAATGAATTTGAGGAAGTGATTAGCTGGCAGGGAGTGCGTGCTCAGGAATCGCCATCACGCGCTGCTTTACCTGTCTGGGAAGAGGATGCAGACAACACCCCCGGATTGCATGTATATCGCCCGATTTTGCACTGGAAGCATGAAGATGTATTTGCAATAGCCAGAAGACATGACATTAAGCCAAATCCGTTATATCAGCAGGGGTGTGGCCGTGTTGGTTGTATGCCATGTATTCATGTCCGTAAATCTGAACTGGCAGAAATTTTTCGCCGGTGGCCGGAGGAAATAAAACGGGTTGCTGAATGGGAACGACTGGTTGCGTCGTGCTCCCGTCGGGGAAATTCCACTTTTTTCCCATCCACACATGATCCGCTACGCGCAGAACGTCGTATTGAGATTGTAACAGTCGAGGCATACGGAATAGAAACCTACCATGACTGGACAATGACAACGCGTGGGGGTACTCAGTTTGATTTACTGGCTTCGGCGAATGATAAAGCCGTTTGCAGTAGTGTCTATGCCGGTGTATGTGAATGAGTCATTCTTTCCAGGAGCAATACACCTGCGTAACTACGTCAGCATTTGCTGCAGGCACCGGTAAGACGTTTACCGGTGCTTATGCATGGAACGCGCCACGCGAGGCCGTCGGGCGCGAAAGACCCCTTACACGTGACGAGATGCGTCAGGTGCAAGGGGTTTTATCCACGATTAACCGCCTGCCTTACTTTTTGCGCTCGCTGTTTACTTCACGCTATGACTACATCCGGCGCAATAAAAGCCCGGTACACGGGTTTTATTTCCTCACATCCACTTTTCAGCGTCGTTTATGGCCGCGCATTGAGCGCGTGAATCAGCGCCATGAAATGAACACCGACGCGTCGTTGCTGTTTCTGGCTGAGCGTGACCACTATGCGCGTCTGCCGGGGATGAATGACAAGGAGCTGAAAAAGTTTGCCGCCCGTATTTCATCGCAGCTTTTCATGATGTATGAGGAACTCTGCGATGCCTGGGTGGATGCGCATGGCGAAAAAGAATCACTGTTTACGGATGAGGCGCAGGATCATCTGTATGGTCATGTTGCTGGCGCTGCACGTGCTTTCAATATTTCCCCGCTCTACTGGAAAAAATACCGTAAAGGACAGATAACCACGAGGCAGGCATATTCTGCCATTGCCCGCCTGTTTAACGATGAGTGGTGGACTCATCAGCTTAAAGGCCAGCGTATGCGCTGGCATGAAGCTTTACTGATAGCTGTCGGGGAGGTCAATAAAGACCGTTCTCCTTATGCCAGTAAACATGCCATTCGTGATGTGCGTGCGCGCCGCCAGGCAAATCTGGAATTTCTTAAATCGTGTGACCTTGAAAACAGGGAAACCGGCGAGCGCATCGACCTTATCAGTAAGGTGATGGGCAGTATTTCTAATCCTGAAATTCGCCGGATGGAGCTGATGAACACCATTGCCGGTATTGAGCGTTACGCCGCCGCAGAGGGTGATGTGGGGATGTTTATCACGCTGACCGCGCCGTCAAAGTATCACCCGACACGTCAGGTCGGAAAAGGCGAAAGTAAAACCGTTCAGCTTAATCACGGCTGGAACGATGAGGCATTTAATCCAAAGGATGCGCAGCGTTATCTCTGCCGTATCTGGAGCCTGATGCGCACGGCATTCAAGGATAATGATTTACAGGTCTACGGTTTGCGTGTCGTCGAGCCACACCACGACGGAACGCCGCACTGGCATATGATGCTTTTTTGTAATCCACGCCAGCGTAACCAGATTATCGAAATCATGCGTCGCTATGCGCTCAAAGAGGATGGTGACGAAAGAGGCGCTGCGCGAAACCGTTTTCAGGCAAAACACCTTAACCGGGGCGGTGCTGCGGGATATATCGCGAAATACATTTCAAAAAATATCGACGGCTATGCACTGGATGGTCAGCTCGATAACGATACCGGTAAGCCGCTTAAAGATACTGCCGCGGCTGTTACCGCATGGGCGTCAACGTGGCGCATCCCGCAATTTAAAACGGTTGGCCTGCCGACAATGGGGGCTTACCGTGAGCTACGCAAATTGCCTCGCGGCGTCAGCATTGCTGATGAGTTTGACGAACGCGTCGAGGCTGCACGCGCCGCCGCAGACAGTGGTGATTTTGCGTTGTATATCAGCGCGCAGGGTGGGGCAAATGTCCCGCGCGATTGTCAGACTGTCAGGGTCGCCCGTAGCCCGTCAGATGACGTTAACGAGTATGAGGAAGAAGTCGAGAGAGTGGTCGGCATTTACGCGCCGCATCTCGGCGCGCGTCATATTCATATCACCAGAACGACGGACTGGCGCATTGTGCTGAAAGTTCCGGTCGTTGAGCCTTTGACTTTAAAAAGCGGCATCGCCGCGCCTCGGAGTCCTGTCAATAACTGTGGAAAGCTCACCAGTGGTGATACTTCGTTACCGGCTCCCACACCTTCTGAGCACGTCGCAGCAGTGCTTAATCTGGTTGATGACGGTGTTATCGAATGGAATGACCCGGAGGTCGTGAGGGCGCTCAGGGGCGCATTAAAACACGGACTGAGAACACCAAATCGTCAGCAAAGAGCCGGAAGCCCGTTAAAACCGCATGAAATAGCACCGTCGGCCAGACTGACCCGGTCGGAACGATTGCAAATTACCCGTATCCGCGTTGACCTCGCTCAGAACGGTATCAGGCCGCAACGATGGGAGCTTGAGGTGCTGGCGCGTGGCGCGACCGTAAATTATGACGGGAAAAAATTCACGTATCCGGTCGCTGATGAGTGGCCGGGATTCTCAACAGTAATGGCGCGGATATAATGACAAAGATTCACAAAGTAAAGCTGCACGCAAGATATTTCAACCTTGTGCTGGAGGGAAAAGAAACGCACAGAATTTAGGGGGATAGCCGTTATCATGTGTATGAAGCACTTGAAATGTATCTGCATCACTTGGGAGTGTGTCAACGGGGAATTTCCATCTATGTGATTTTTTGAGAGCAATGCAGTGAAGATAAAGATACTTATTATAAATCAATGTGATAGATGGTGCCTCGCAAACGTAAATGATAGTTTTGAAGCTTCAGGGCTGATGTCGTTCATAAGACTATGTTTACGCTATCATTTATGATAAAAATAATTAATTTTTATCATAAAGATTCAACAGAGGATATGTTGATGAATCAACTAAAATCAATGAATATCAATAAGTTACTTTTGGATGTTGATAACCCTCGTTTCCCGACGTCAGCAGAAAATCAGCGTGATGCTATTGCCAAGATGCTTGACTTGCAGTACGACCGCATTTATCGCTTGGCTAAAGATATTGCTTCGAAAGGTTTAGATCCGTCTGAAAACATATTAGTTTATCCTAGTGAAGAGGAATCTGGCTTTTTCGTCGTTGCTGAAGGTAATCGTCGAGTTACAGCCCTTAAACTTTTACACTCTCCTAGACTTGCACCAACAGAAAAAGCACGGAAAGCTTTTGAAAAACTTAAGATTACTCAGCTTAAAGATATTAATGTTATAGATAACTGCGTTCTTTTTGACGATGATGAATATGAGCATTGGGTCAATTTAAAGCATACTGGTCAAAATGCTGGAGTTGGAAGAGTTGAATGGACTGCAACAGAAAAAGCACGACATCTGGCTAGGATGGGTAAGCAGTCATTTGGTAATCAAATACTTACATTTATAGAGTTCAATACTGATTTATATAAAGAGATAATTGCTAAAAAAAGACTTTTAAAAATCACAAACATCACGCGTCTTTTTGGTGATTTAAAGGTGAGGGATTATTTTAATTTAAAAAGCATTAATGGAGTTCTATACTCATATCAGCCTTATGAACGTTTTTGTGCACAATTAAAAAATATTTTAGATGTAATGATTGAAGAGGATGATAAAGGTAAGGCTTGTTTTACTGTTAATAGGATTCGTAGCCAAGATGACAGGGTTACATTTATTATTGAACAAAAAATAAAACCTTCAGAATCTCTTTTAGATAAGCCGTGGAGTTTACTGGAGCCTAAATCTTTTCTTACAGAGAAAAAACATGATTCTATTGACAAAAATGATGCATCTGTGAGTGTAAAGAAAGTAGGTCTTTCAGAAGGTGATGCCTTAAAGAATACAGGTGTGGATAAACAGGAAGATGATTATTCTAGACATGTAGGCACAGAAGAGAGTAAATCTAAAGTTTCGGGCACGGAACAGAATAAAAACAAGGGAAAAACTCCTCCTAAAGTAGATCGTAATGTGTTGGTGCCATCTTATGTGAAATTTAATTTTAGAGGGCATAAGAAATGCTCTAGAATATTTAATGAGCTTAAGTCGCATCTGACATTTGATAACACCCCTAATGCTATCTCAATATTGTTGAGAATATTTATAGATCTCTCTGTAAGCACTTTTGTTGAAGAAAACAAGTTACAATTTAAGGAACCACATAGAACTCCAGGGCTTCATGATAAGGTTAAAATGTGTGCTAATTTCCTTCGGGAAAATAAAAAGATGACGGGGAGTCAATGTACGGCTGTAATAACTTTCTCGAGCCAAATAACTAAACATGATGGTTCATTGCAGCAGTATGTACATAACCCACACTTAATTCCCTCAAAAGAGGCTGTCAACACTGAGTGGGATAACTTTGAGTTGTTATTAAGCCTTATTTGGAGTGAGTGAGATTTGTCTACATCTGGACATGGATGTCCAGAAACTGATAAACTACAAAATCAGGAATGAGAGGGATTTATGAAATTTTATACTCCATTAAGATACCCCGGCGGGAAAGGTAAGTTATCTTACTTTTTAAAAGATGTTATTGAAAAAAACTCGTTGAATGATGGAGCATATGCAGAACCTTACGCTGGTGGTGCAGGGGTGGCTTTAGAATTATTATTGGAAGAGTATGTCCGTAAAATCTATATAAATGATGCAGATTTTGCTGTTTATTCTTTTTGGTCATCTGTTGTTAGTGATACTGATGAGCTTTGCCGACTTATTAGCCGAGCAAAGATAGATATGGATGAATGGTCTTTTCATCGCTATGTTATTTCGAATCCTTCTGAGTTTACTAAGCTTGAGGTTGGCTTTGCTGCGTTTTTCTTAAATAGAACAAATCGTTCAGGTATTCTCAAGGCGGGGGTTATAGGCGGGAAATCACAAAATGGAAAATGGAAAATGGATGTTCGCTTTAACAGGGCGGATTTAATTTCAAGAATTGAGAAGATAGCAAATTATAATCAAAGAATAGTAGTAACTAATCTGGATGCTTTGGATTTTCTTGATGCCTTGAATTTTATGGATAATATGGGAAAGGTGGATAAAAATAAAATTCTTTTGTATTTGGATCCTCCTTACTATATTAAAGGGCAAGGGCTTTACAGGAATTTTTATGAGCATGATGACCATGTATTGGTTATGAAGAAACTCACAGAAATTAATTTCCCAAATTGGCTTGTTTCTTATGATAACGCTAAGGAAATTAAAGATATTTATAATGGATTTCCGCAAGTTGAGTATTCATTGCAATATACAGCACATCTCAAAAAATCTGGAGAGGAAGTGATGATTTTTTCTCCTGAAATAATTATTCCTAATACCCTGAAAGGGGTCTCAATGCCAACTTGCGCCTGATTTTACTTATTTTTTGTCAGTAAGTAATTAGTTTGGTGCATTTATTTGCATTCATTTTTAAATGCCAGTTCTGGTATCTAACATCAGTGCTGGCGCATTCTAACCATTACTGCTGCACTGCATTTAAAGCCCTGCATGAAGCGGGCGGGCGAGGCGGGGAAAGCACTGCGCGCTGGCGGTGGTGCTGATTTTATTTTTTCAGCGTCTGAGCGCGTCATGATGGTGTTTAGATTGTTAGCCGGGGCGTTGGTTTGCCTGCGGGCTGTTTTGTGCGGTGGTGAGCGTGTGAGGGCGTGATGACGGGGTGTAAAAAAGCCGCCCGCAGGCGGCGATGTTCAGCCGTTGTCAGTGTCCAGTGAGTAGTTTTTAAATCGGATGACCTCCTGACCGAGCCAGCCGTTTATCTCGCGGATCCTGTCCTGTAACGGGATAAGCTCATTGCGGACAAAGACCTTTGCCACTTTCTCAATATCACCCAGCGACCCGACGTTCTCCGGCTTGCCGCCCATCAACTGAAAGGGGATGCGGTGCGCGTCCAGCAGGTCTGCGGCGCTGGCTTTTTTGATATTAAAAAAATCATCCTTCGTCGCCACTTCACTGAGCGGGATAATTTTAATGCCGTCGGCTTTCCCCTGTGGGGCATAGAGAAACAGATTTTTAAAGTTGTTGCGGCCTTTCGACTTCACCATGTTTTCGCGGAGCATTTCGATATCATTGCGATCCTGCACGGCATCAGTGACGTAAATGATGTATCCGGCATGTGCGCCGTTTTCGTAGTACTTGCGGCGGAACAGCGTGGCCGACTCATTCAGCCAGGCAGAGTTAAGGGCGCTGAGATATTCCGGCAGGCCGTACAGCTCCTGATTAATATCCGGCTCCAGCAGGTGAAACACGGAGCCGGGCGCGAAGGCTGTCGGCTCGTTGAAGGACGGCACCCACCAGTAAACATCCTCTTCCACGCCACGGCGGGTATATTTTGCCGGTGAGGTTTCCAGTCTGATGACCTTACCGGTGGTGCTGTAACGCTTTTCCAGAAACGCATTACCGAACACCAGAAAATCCAGCACAAAGCGGCTGAAATCCTGCTGGGACAGCCACGGGTGCGGGATAAACGTTGAAGCCAGAATATTGCGTTTGACGTAAATCGGTGAGCTGTGATGCACGGCAGCACGCAGGCTTTTTGCCAGACCGGTAAAGCTGACCGGTGGCTCATACCATCTGCCGTTACTGATGCACTCGACGTAATCCAGAATGTCACGGCGGTCGAGTACCGGCACCGGCTCACCAAAGGTGAATGCCTCCATTTTCGGAGCGCTGGCGGTGATTGTTTTTGCCGCAGGTTGCGGTGTTTTCCCTTTTTTCTTGCTCATCAGTAAAACTCCAGAATGGTGGATGTCAGCGGGGTGCTGATACCGGCGGTGAGTGGCTCATTTAACAGGGCGTGCATGGTCGCCCAGGCGAGGTCGGCGTGGCTGGCTTCCTCGCTGCGACTGGCCTCATAGGTGGCGCTGCGTCCGCTGCTGGTCATGGTCTTGCGGATAGCCATAAACGAGCTGGTGATGTCGGTGGCGCTGACGTCATATTCCAGACAGCCACGGCGGATAACGTCTTTTGCCTTGAGCACCATTGCGGTTTTCATTTCCGGCGTGTAGCGGATATCGCGCGCGGCGGGATAGAACGAGCGCACGAGCTGGAACACGCCGACACCGAGGCCGGTGGCATCAATACCGATGTATTCGACGTTATATTTTTCGGTGAGTTTGCGGATGGATTCAGCCTGGGTGGCAAAGTCCATGCCTTTCCACTGGTGACGCTCAAGTATTCTGAATTTGCCACCGGCCACCACCGGCGGTGCCAGTACCACGCATCCGGCGCTGTCGCCACGGTGTGACGGGTCGTAACCAATCCATACCGGACGTGAGCCGAACGGATTGGCGGCAAACGGCGCATAGTCTTCCCATTCTTCCAGCGTGTCGACCATACAGCGTTGCAGCTCCTCGAACGGGAACACCGACGCCTTGTCGTCAACAAATTCACACATGAACAGGTTTTTAAAATCGTCGGCGCTGTTTTCGCGTTTGAGCTGCTCAATGTCGAACAGCGTGCAGCCGCCTTTCAGGGCGTCCTCAATGGTGACAATCTGCCGCCACTGGCCGTCCGCACAGAGAAGCCCGCTGGCAAGGGCGTTATGACTGACGTCGATTTCCACGCGTTCGGCGGCGCTGGCGCGTCCCCGGTTGAACAGTTCACCCGACCAGAACGGGTAGGCGTCGTGCGCCAGCGTGGACGGGGTGGAGAAATAGGTCGAGCGCAGGTGACTCTGTGAGGCCATACCTGATGCCACCTTACGCAGTACCTGAAAATTCGGGATCCAGAAAATCTCATCGACGTACAGGTCGCCGTTATGGCTCTGTGCGGTGTTGGAGTTGGTGCCGAGAAAAATCAGTTTTGCACCGTTATTGCCCAGGACAATCGGGTCACCGGTCAGGTCAACGTCAACCAGACGGGCAAAGGCGATGATGTATTCGCGGAACACATACGCCTGCGTTTTACTGGCCGACAGAAAAATCTGGTTATGGCCGGTTTTCAGGGCGCGCAGCAGCGCCTCGCGGGAAAAATAAAACGTCGCGCCAATCTGGCGGGATTTCAGGATATCGCGGATGCGGTGCTCAAGCCCGGCGCGATACCAGTGCAACTGATAGTCGAAAGACTGCTCAAAGAAAATCTGCTCCAGCTTTTCGATGGCCTCGTCACTGAAAAAATTCTTTTTCGGTTTGCGCCGCCCGCCTTTGTTGCGGTTAGCGACGTTCGGATTAAGGTCTGCCTCGTTGCCGGTCTGACTGTAACGGTTTACCCGTGCCAGTCGTTCAATCTGGCGTCCCAGCAGGTCAATTTCCTTGAAGTCACCGCCGGTTTTCTGCGGTTTGATGATGAGCTGGGTCAGCCGCGCTTCCAGACTCATTTCGACACGGCTGATGGGGGCAACGCTGTCCCAGCCGTCGCGCTGTTTCCAGCTCTGCACCGTCGGGCGTTTCATCTGCAACATGGCGGCAATCTGCGGCACGGAAAACCCCTGCCAGTACAGCAGCGCCGCCTGACGACGCGGGTCGTGTAAAAGAGTGGTGTCTGTGGTGATGGTCATGAATACCTCGCCGTGATGAATACACGGCAAGGCTACTGAGTCGCGCCCTGCGATTCGCTAAGGTGCTGTTGTGTCAGTGATAAGCCATCCGGGACTGATGGCGGAGGATGCGCATCGTCGGGAAACTGATGCCGACATGTGACTCCTCTAATCACTATTCAGGACTCCTGACAATGGCAAAAAAAGTCTCAAAATTCTTTCGTATCGGCGTTGAGGGTGACACCTGTGACGGGCGTGTCATCAGTGCGCAGGATATTCAGGAAATGGCCGAAACCTTTGACCCGCGTGTCTATGGTTGCCGCATTAACCTGGAACATCTGCGCGGCATCCTGCCTGACGGCATTTTTAAGCGTTATGGCGATGTGGTCGAACTGAAGGCCGAAAAGATTGACGATGATTCGGCGCTGAAAGGCAAATGGGCGCTGTTTGCGAAAATCACCCCGACCGATGACCTTATCGCGATGAACAAGGCCGCGCAGAAGGTCTATACCTCAATGGAAATTCAGCCGAACTTTGCCAACACAGGCAAATGTTATCTGGTGGGTCTGGCCGTCACCGATGACCCGGCAAGCCTCGGTACGGAATACCTGGAATTCTGCCGCACGGCAAAACACAACCCTCTGAACCGCTTCAAATTAAGCCCTGAAAACCTGATTTCAGTGGCAACGCCCGTTGAGCTGGAATTTGAAGACCTGCCTGAAACCGTGTTCACCGCCCTGACCGAAAAGGTGAAATCCATTTTTGGCCGTAAACAGGCCAGCGATGACGCCCGTCTGAATGACGTGCATGAAGCGGTGACCGCTGTTGCTGAACATGTGCAGGAAAAACTGAGCGCCACTGAGCAGCGCCTCGCTGAGATGGAAAACGCCTTTTCCGCACTTAAGCAGGAGGTGACTGACAGGGCGGATGAAACCAGCCAGGCATTCACCCGCCTGAAAAACAGTCTCGACCACACCGAAAGTCTGACCCAGCAGCGCCGCAGCAAGGCCACCGGTGGTGGCGGTGACGCCCTGATGACGAACTGCTGACCGGTGTCAGTCAGTCCGGGAAAACCTTCACGATTAACCCTTAATTTCAGGAAAAACTATGCGCCAGGAAACCCGCTTTAAATTTAATGCTTACCTGTCCCGTGTTGCCGAACTGAACGGCATCGACGCCGGTGATGTGTCGAAAAAATTCACCGTTGAACCGTCGGTCACCCAGACCCTGATGAACACCATGCAGGAGTCCTCTGACTTTCTGACCCGCATCAACATTGTGCCGGTCAGCGAAATGAAAGGGGAAAAAATTGGTATTGGTGTCACCGGCTCCATCGCCAGCACCACCGACACCGCCGGTGGCACCGAGCGTCAGCCGAAGGACTTCTCGAAGCTGGCGTCAAACAAGTACGAATGCGACCAGATTAACTTCGATTTTTATATCCGCTACAAAACGCTTGACCTGTGGGCGCGTTATCAGGATTTCCAGCTCCGTATCCGTAACGCCATTATCAAACGCCAGTCCCTTGATTTCATCATGGCCGGTTTTAACGGCGTGAAGCGTGCCGAAACCTCTGACCGCAGCAGCAATCCGATGCTGCAGGATGTGGCGGTCGGCTGGCTGCAGAAATACCGCAATGAAGCCCCGGCGCGCGTGATGAGCAAGGTCACTGACGAGGAAGGTCACACGACCTCTGAGGTCATCCGCGTGGGTAAGGGCGGTGATTATGCCAGCCTCGATGCACTGGTGATGGATGCGACCAACAACCTGATTGAGCCGTGGTATCAGGAAGACCCTGACCTTGTGGTGATTGTGGGACGTCAGCTACTGGCGGACAAGTATTTCCCCATCGTCAACAAGGAGCAGGACAACAGCGAAATGCTGGCCGCTGACGTCATCATCAGCCAGAAACGCATCGGTAACCTGCCGGCGGTACGCGTCCCGTACTTCCCGGCGGATGCGATGCTCATCACGAAGCTGGAAAACCTGTCCATCTACTACATGGATGACAGCCATCGCCGCGTGATTGTGGAAAACCCGAAACTCGACCGCGTGGAGAACTACGAGTCAATGAACATTGATTACGTGGTGGAAGACTACGCCGCCGGTTGTCTGGTGGAAAAAATTAAGGTCGGTGATTTCTCCACACCGGCCAGGGCGACCGCAGAGCCGGGAGCGTAACCGATGACGAGTCCCGCACAGCGCCACATGATGCGGGTCTCGGCAGCGATGACCGCGCAGCGGGAAGCCGCCCCGCTGCGACATGCAACTGTCTATGAGCAGATGCTGGTTAAGCTCGCCGCAGACCAGCGCACACTGAAAGCGATTTATTCAAAAGAGCTGAAGGCCGCGAAAAAACGCGAACTGCTGCCGTTCTGGTTGCCGTGGGTGAACGGCGTGCTGGAGCAGGGCAAAGGTGCACAGGATGACATTCTGATGACGGTCATGCTGTGGCGTCTGGATACCGGCGATATTGCCGGTGCGCTGGAGATTGCCCGTTATGCCCTGAAGTACGGTCTGACCATGCCGGGTAAACACCGCCGCACCCCGCCGTACATGTTCACCGAGGAAGTGGCACTCGCGGCCATGCGCGCTCACGCTGCCGGTGAATCCGTGGATACCCGCCTGCTGACGGACACCCTTGAACTTACCGCCACGGCAGACATGCCTGATGAAGTGCGCGCAAAGCTGCACAAAATCACCGGTCTGTTTCTGCGTGACGCTGGTGATGCCGCAGGGGCGCTGGCGCACCTGCAACGTGCGACACAGCTCGACTGTCAGGCAGGCGTCAAAAAAGAGATTGAACGACTGGAGCGGGAGCTGAAACCGAAGCCGCAGCCCAAAGCGGCTGCGTATTACCGTGAAGGAGATCGGTGAGTAACATCGATGGAGATCGGTTCGTGTCACTTTCACAGAACCGTTTTTAAATTACCTTCACTGATCTCCTTCGGTCAACGGAGATTGTATTTTCCGCATTGATTCTCCTTTAAGTTCGATCTTGATACTGCCATGAACCAGTCGATCTAGGATGGCATCCGCATGTGTGGAGTCTCCGATCATTTTGTACCAGTTTTCCACCGGCAACTGGCTCAC